AGGCCCGCGCCGTCAGCCGGAAAAGAATGTTTTCACCGATGAGCAGATTGAGAAGCTGGTAGAAATCTTCCATTCCTCTATGTTCAACTACCAGCGCCACTGGTGGGAAGCCGGAAAAACCAACCGCATCCGCAACCTGCTAAAATCACGCCAGATCGGCGCGACCTTCTATTTTGCCCGTGAAGCCCTGATTGACGCCCTGCTTACCGGACGTAACCAGATTTTCCTCTCTGCCAGTAAGGCACAGGCTCACGTCTTTAAGCAGTACATCATCGATTTCGCCAAAGAAGTCGAGGTGGAGCTGAAAGGTGATCCGATGGTGCTTCCTAACGGGGCCACGCTTTACTTCCTCGGCACCAATGCCCGCACGGCCCAGAGTTACCACGGCAACCTGTATCTAGATGAATATTTCTGGATACCGAAATTCCAGGAGCTGCGCAAAGTGGCTTCCGGTATGGCTATTCACAAAAAATGGCGACAGACCTATTTTTCCACACCATCCAGTCTGACACACAGTGCTTATCCGTTCTGGTCCGGTGCGCTGTTCAACCGAGGGCGCAACAAAGCCGATAAGGTGGACATCGACCTGTCCCACAGCAATCTGGCCCCCGGCCTGCTGTGCGCAGACGGGCAGTACCGCCAGATAGTCACCGTGGAAGATGCGGTGCGGGGCGGCTGTAACCTGTTCGACCTCGACCAGTTGCGCATGGAGTACAGCCCGGACGAATACCAGAACCTGCTGATGTGTGAGTTTGTGGACGATCTCGCGTCCGTGTTCCCGCTCAGCGAGCTGCAAGCGTGCATGGTGGACAGTTGGGAAGTCTGGACCGACTTTCATGCACTGGCCCTGCGCCCGTTTGGCTGGCGAGAAGTGTGGATCGGTTATGACCCGGCAAAAGGTACGCAGAACGGCGACAGTGCCGGATGCGTGGTGGTGGCACCGCCAGCCGTGCCGGGTGGTAAGTTCCGCATTCTTGAGCGTCACCAGTGGCGCGGGATGGACTTCCGCGCCCAGGCTGACGCCATCAAAAAACTGACCGAGCAGTACAACGTGACCTACATCGGCATCGACTCGACAGGTGTCGGCCACGGGGTTTACGAGAACGTGAAAGCGTTTTTTCCAGCCGTCCGGGAGTTTGTCTACAACCCCAACGTTAAAAACGCCCTGGTACTCAAGGCCTACGACATTATCAGCCACCGCCGTCTGGAGTTTGACGCCGGACACACCGACATTGCGCAGTCATTCATGGCAATCCGTCGCGCAACCACCGCCAGCGGCAACCGCCCGACCTATGAAGCCAGCCGCAGCGAAGAAGCCAGCCACGCAGATCTGGCCTGGGCAACGATGCACGCATTGTTTAACGAACCGCTGCAGGGCGAATCCGCCAATACCAGCAATATTGTGGAGATTTTTTGATGGGAAAGAGTAAGAAGAACCGCGCTGCGGCGACGAAACAGATCCAGCTTAAAAGCCAGACTACAGCCGAAGCATTCAGCTTCGGCGATCCCGTTCCTGTTCTGGACCGCCGAGAACTGCTGGACTATGTGGAATGCGTACAGATGGACCGCTGGTATGAGCCGCCCGTCAGCTTTGACGGACTGGCACGAACCTTCCGCGCCGCCGTGCATCACAGCTCACCAATTGCGGTGAAATGCAACATTCTGACCAGTACCTACATCCCTCACCCGCTGCTCAGCCAGCAGGCTTTTTCACGTTTTGTGCAGGACTATCTGGTATTTGGTAACGCCTACCTGGAGAAACGCACGAACCGCTTCGGTGAAGTTATCGCCCTTGAGCCTGCTCTGGCAAAATACACCCGACGCGGGTTAGACCTGGATACCTACTGGTTTGTGCAATACGGTATGACAACCCAGCCGTATCAGTTCACGAAAGGCAGCATTTTTCATCTGATGGAACCGGACATCAACCAGGAGATCTACGGCCTGCCAGGTTATCTTTCTGCCATTCCATCAGCCCTGCTCAACGAGTCCGCCACGCTGTTCCGCCGGAAGTATTATATTAACGGCAGTCATGCAGGCTTCATCATGTACATGACCGATGCCGCGCAGAACCAGGAGGATGTGAACAACCTCCGCAATGCAATGAAAAGTGCCAAAGGGCCAGGCAACTTCCGCAACCTGTTTATGTACTCTCCTAACGGCAAAAAGGACGGGCTTCAGATTATCCCGTTGTCAGAAGTCGCGGCGAAGGATGAGTTTCTGAATATCAAGAACGTGAGCCGGGACGACATGATGGCGGCACACCGTGTGCCGCCGCAAATGATGGGGATAATGCCTAATAATGTTGGGGGCTTTGGTGATGTGGAGAAGGCTAGTCGTGTTTTTGTCCGCAACGAACTGATGCCCCTGCAGAAACAGCTACAAGAACTTAACTATTGGCTAGGCGAAGAAGCAATACGCTTTGATGCCTACTCCCTAAATTTCACAAACGATTCTTTTTGATAAATATGCTGGGCCCCCCCCCGGCATTTACTCACGCCCCAATTTCCATACTGAATTATACGATAAAATACTTAGTTCAGCAGCTCTTGACCTCATATGATCGGGCGTCCATTCTCCTTGATATTTATTTTCAAATTCATCAATAAAAATTTTAACTAGCGCATATTGTGATTGTTTATAAATTTCAAGCTTATCCACAACAGACTTATTTCCAGCTTTTTCATTTAATTCTTTTGAAAGTGGTAATAAATTTCCTATCATGCTATATACTTCAGAATCCCCCACACTCTGAGGCTGAATATGCTCTAATGTTAATGAATCAGGCATATACTCCCCCGTTTTCATGTGATGTAACTCAAGTCTATTAAAAATGTACTGAATCAACCTTTTATTTTTCAACTCTTGATTTGAAAATTTAAGCATAACAAACTTTTCAACAAACATATTAATGTCTGGTTTTCTCTTCACCAACATTTCAAGCAAAGACTTTATTACTTGTCTATTACTAGCTTTAGTAGAACCTTCATCCACCAAAGCCCTAGCAGCTTTAGCATACGCACTTTCAATACCTGATGGTCGCAATGAACAAATAGCATTAAACATAAAATGAAAGCGTTCAATTGACAGCACTGCATTATTCATATCAACAAGTTTTAGCGTTCCTCTTGCTCTTGCCTTAAATAAAGATAACAAAAATGGTTTATTCTGAGATATGTTAAACAGCCTTAATGCCTGCAAACCTCGATAAACTGGTTTCATTTCCAGTTCAGGAAAATCCTGTTCTGTAGGCGATGATATTTTCACATATATCTCGGCATCTGAAAGTAGCTCATCAATGAACGCTGAAGCATCAATGTCGCCTTTTTTCCACTTATCCAGAAAAGCTTTATAAAGAGTGTCACTACTTACATAAGAATATTTTGACACCCACCAATGACGGATAAATGTCTCGATAGAACCGACACCATTACGACTAGCAATTATTTGCCTAATTTTATTCCATTTAGTTTTTGCATCATCATCAGGATGTGTGCCATTCAGTTTCTTAAATAATTTGTTTTTTATAAGATCTACATAACTTAAGTTTAATCCCCTAGCATTCAGAGTTTCAAAGATTGTATAAGCTTCATCTTCATCATTAACTGTAATATAAATCACTTTCAGATACCGTAGAACTTGATCCCGCACAGCCTTCAACGCTTCCAAGTAGATAAATTTCTCTCTATCTACTCCTAATGTCTGGCAAAGATTATCTTCTGAAAGATACTCAGTTAAATCATTATATGAAGATTGCAAGTTTCTTTCTTCAAGGGACTCCGGTCCTTCATTTCTCTTATCAATATGCTGAATGTTGTTTTGAAAGTATGGCTTAGGAGTTTCATTAACTAATTTAAAAAAAGGTCTGCCATCGTCATCCATACCAGATATATAATTATTATATATTGATTGAGCTACAGCCAACTCATTTATCAACTTAAATTTATCACATAATGCTGATAACAATATAGTAAGAGTCGTAAGACGTTGTTGACCATCTACAATCATCAGCTCAGAGCTAGTTTCCTGCCCGACCAAAACGAGAGCACCGATGAAATACTCATCATATTGATACTGCCCATCCTCCTGGTAATGAATATTGGAAACTATATCATGCCAAAGTTCACTTACTTGTTCCTTCCCCCAAGAATATTCTCTTTGGAATCTAGGGACTATATATTTTTTATTTACAGATAACACGTTTGTTAAGGTTCGAGCATTTGCTTGCAGTTCCACTGAGGCCACCTACTTTAGTTGTTTGTATTACACAGTTTTATAGCATTGGAGTTTGAATGACAACCCGTTGCGCGCGCTCGTATCCCCGCCACGCCTGCCCGCTTTATGTAGTGGTTTTCATGCACCTGCATGATCTACGCAAAAGCCCGCCAGTTCTGGCAGGCCTTAGCAAAAACGATCCTCAAACGATCATGCGATCTCATGCGGCATAGACATGCACCACAGAGCTAACGCCTCGCACAGCTCGTTGTTCAACCTTGCTGACGCCAGAAGCAAGTTCAGACGCCAGCAACGTTTCTTAATGCAGCCAGCTGTCGTCTTCCCACACCTTCTGCATAATTTTCATCACTTGTTTTCTTTCTTCGTCCAATTGCAGTCCGGTCAGTTCCACACCGTTAGAGCTACCTTTGCGGATACGAATTACCGTTTTGGGATACAGGGGGCGCAGATTGCGGTAAAGCTCGGATTCAAGGGCGTCTAGGATAGACTGGCTAATCTTCTGCTCTTTATCGATCATTATTTCAATGCGCATAAAAGTCACCTCAGTTGATGACATCCATTGAGCGGTTGTATTCGTGGCTTCTGATTTTTGCCATGAGTTCATCTGTCAATTCAGAAACCCACTGCAGAGCCAGCCCCTTCTCTTCATCACTACACTCACTAGCCGCTACAAGCTTAAGAAAAAAATCAATGCGCTGGAGCTTCAAAGACTCCAAAAAATAGTCCTGCATCTTTCCTCCTATGACACCACAAGCAATACTGTATGTATAAATACTGTTTATATTTACAGTATATAATAATCTTACTGATGTAAAACGTTTTTTACGTTCATCAGCCTGATATGCCTGGTATTATTAAGAGCACGAATTGTTAACCCGCGTAATTAATACAGGTTCCGCCACTTATCATCTTCCTGCAAACGCTGGTTCCGATAGAAGATACGCAGGCCTGCTCCTGACGGAATACTGCCACCGCGAAGGAGCAAATCGACCTCTTTCTCGCTGCCATCAAATCCTCTGGACTTCAGTTCATAGACGAGCTGCTGACGCTGATGCTCTGTAATTCGCTGTTTGTAGTCTTTACGCCGTTTCGGTTTAACCAGGCGTAATCTTGCTGCCAGTTCCCGGCGCTCTTTTTTGTTCATACAGTGCAGGTAATCGTGCAACTCCTTGTCATCCATGCGGGTGATATCCGTTCTGGTACCCCCATCAGCTGATTTGTCTTTCCCTTGTTGGTACAAATTTTCAGCAAGGGGACAGTTATTGCCACGAGTCCAAGGGGCGCAAGCGCCCTGGGCTGCCGCCTCCTGAACGTCAACGGCTTTACGAACCATTTTCCACTTCACTGCATGAGTGCAGATCTTGCCCTCTGCAATGGGTGACCAGATGCCATAAATACGAATGCCGTGATCGCCATAGGCGGTCGGCTCTTCGTTGATTTCATAAGCGGTTCTGATGAGGTGATATTTACGGGGAACCAGTACGCCGCCCTGCTTCATGATGTAGGTGGCAAAACAACCAGCATCAGCAGCAGCCAGAATGGCATCAAGACGCGGGTTATCCAGTACCGGCGCACCTGCTTTTTTGTCACCCTGTTGCCTTGCCGCCTGACCAGCCAGCAA